GAAGCGGTTATTCAAGATCCACTAACGAACCAAATCCTTTATAACCTGCCTCAGATGGATATGGTTGGTATCCGTGCGGTAATGCGTCTTGCTTGGCAGGTACCGAATCCAATCAACCGCCTTCAGATGGATGAGGATGAGCGTTACCCGTTCGCTATTTTGGGAACGCCCGGTAGTTAATAAAAAAGGGGATGATTATATATTATCCCCTTTAATTCTTTTTTTCGGTGGTGATAATTAATATGGAAGTTACTTTTAAGAAACGAAGATATTATAAAGGTAAATTACGGGAAATAGGGGATGTTGTAAACATGGATAGAAAACACGCCCGTGCATTTATCCGTGTCAATGCCGTTATCCCTACTGTATTAATATCCCCTATAAAAGAAACGCAACAACCTCCAGAACCGCAAACTGACCACTCCGTACCGCAAACAATGACAAGATCCACGCCAAACAAAGATGATCAAGAACAGGAAGGGATTGAGAATTTACCTTACCGGGAAATACAGGAATTGTGCAAAAAAAAGGATATTCCTGCTAATGGCAGCAGGGACGAGCTGATCCAACGGCTTAAAGAGGGTGGATAAATTATGTATATATCCCCGGAGGAATATTCGGATATAACCTTCCGTTATCGACTAGAAGCTACTGAGGAGCGTATAAAACGGGCTTGTTTGTTACTGGATGCCCGTATTGGTAACCATTCTGTAGGCCGGGATGGTTGGAAACTAGATATGGATAGATTACCTGAATACCGTAAAAACGCCGTAAAGGAATGGGTTGCACAAATGGTATCTTTCCTTTATGACAACGGGGATGTTTCTCCTTCTGCAGCAAGCATCTCATTGGGCAGGTTTTCCGTCACTGAACATGGGCAAAAAGGACAATTGATACCAGAAAGGATGGGCCTTGCAGATGCAGTTTTGGCTAGTTCCGGTATTGTTATACGGGGGGTTAAAACAAAATGATGCCCTCTTTCGGCAGGCTAATGACGCATAAACTTAAAGTACGTAAACGGGCACGGGATTGGCAGGGATCCTTTTCAGATGTAACCCATTTCAGGACAAACGGGTTTGTGGAATACGGAAAAAGGATTGTGGCTGGTTTACAGGGGGAGGATGTTACCGCTTCTGCAACGGTATTCCTGCCCAGTAATGTTCAGATAGATGTTGCCCATGAACATTGGCTGATAGATCAGACTGCCCCATACCAGCGGAAGGGTATGGAAGTTATACGAATCGACCCAATAGATGACCCTCGTACAGGCAAAACCCACCATTATGAAATATCGGTAAAGTAAAAAGGATGATTACCTATGGCTAAAGGTGGTTGGAAAAATTGGAAAGGCCCCCAGCTTTTGAAAGCGGTAAACGGGGCATCCCGGGAAGCTGTCCAAAAAACCTGTTATGTGATTTTAGAAGCTGCACGTCAACAGGTTCCTCATGATGAAGGTACTTTAATGCTTTCCGGTATGGTTTTAATGGCCCCCGATGGATCCCCCCAGGGGGTAATATGTTTTGGTGGGGGATTAGGTACTGGGCATCCTATAGTGCCTTATGCTTTGCGATGGCATGAAAATAGTGCTAGTTTTCAAAAGGGCAGGAAACGGTTTTATTTAAGAGACCCCTATAACCAACTAATTTCCCCCACTTTAACAAAGGCCCTCCAAATAGAGTTGGGGGGAGTGTTGAAATGATAGCAGAAGAATTAGCTTTATATCTTGCATCTTTAAACCATGGAACCAAAAACACGGATCTTTTTTTGAACTTTCAACCGGCCTCCCCTAGTGATTGTATAACGGTGTATGATACGTCCGCCCCGGTGATAGAGGAATCTAATGCTTTATCCGTGGATCAATTTGGCGTACAAATCATAGTCCGAAATGTGATAAATACCGAAGCAAGAAACAAAATCATGTCTATCCATAAAAGCCTTGCCGGTTTTGGTGGGGAAAGTTTTATTGATAATGGGGCAATGGTCAATGCCGTATTTGTGGCATCTGCCCCCTATAATATCGGTATGGATGATAAGGGCCGAAGTGAATGGACTGCTCATTATTATTTAAGGGTTGCCTCCACGGGAGACCTTTTTAGGAATTAGGGAAGGGTGCATGGAAGGGGGGAGGAGATGGATGATATATTCAGGTGGCCTTTAAGTCAGGGTCAGCCTTTTGATCAAGGGCTTTTATTAAGCAAACAATACAATTTAGAAGATCCTTCATGTGAATTTTGGAACGATTTTTTAGGCCCCTGTACCTGGTTATATCTTCTTTCTGGGGAAAGTGTATCTGTTACAGAATTATTAAAATTAACATTAACAGGAGGTTGGGATATGTCTATGGGCGAGATTAAATTTGCCGGTACCGTAGTTGAGGTAGATAGTCAAGTTGTTGCAAAGGTTTCTTCCTTTGAACGGGCAATTTCCATCAATGAGGAAGAAGTTACCGGATCAGGGGATGTTGTGGCGGGTTCTTACGTCCTGCAACAACAATTTGTTGCCATTTCCGTAGGCGAAACGGTTACCTTGGAAGGAATTGCTTTGGAAGGTACTACTGGGGCAGACCAGGGACAATCTGATTTAAGGGATGCTGCAGAATCTGGGGATACCGTTACGATCAAGCATACCCGTAATACTGGTTATGGCGTAGAATACACCGGGTTTTTCACGGCTTATGCAGAAACCGGATCCATTTCTGGTGTGTATCGTTTTAACGGAACTTTTAGGGTGAATAGTAAAAGCGATGTTGTCCCAGGAAGCTAAAGAAAATAAAAAGAAGGGGTGCTTATAATGGGGGATAAATTACTTACCAACGAACAAAAGATAGCCTTCCTTAATAACAAAACGGAAGAATTGTCTAATATGCAAGAACAGGAGCTAGTCATGGATTATGACGAAGCATTGCGGGAGTACCAGGAGGAAAACAAGCCCTATAAAATAAAGTTTAAGGGCAGGGTATTTGATGTTCCCCGCTCCATGCCGTTCTCTTTCGGCTTGTTTTATATGAGGCATTGTATCAAAAAGGTTAAAGGGAAAACCGTTTTTGAGATTCCGGATGATCGGATGAGTGAATTCATTGAAAAGATGTTCGGTGCAGAGTTTCTTGAAATGTTAGACCAGTCAGCGGATATTGAGATGCACTTTGTGATCAGTAAACTTATCCCTGATATTATGAATAATTGGGGATACACTGTATCCCAGTCAAAAAACAAATAGACCCCAGGCTCCTAATGTGGGCCTGGGGTTCCTTGGAATCCGATTTTTGGCATTACTATAAGATCGATTTACAGCGGGAAGGGTTATCAGACGGTCTTTCTTGGAGGAAGTTTTTGATTTTGTTCAGGGGGCTTCCCGCTGAATCTGCTTTCCAAAGGTGGTATTCTGATAAAAGTAACCGTAGTTTTGCGGAGTGGGATGAAGATTTTTTGTCTAGAAATGTAACCGGGAAGGGGGTATAGGTATATGGCTTTTATTGTAGGGGAAGTAACTGCTCCTGTTACAGCAGATCCTACACAGTTTGAGAACGCTATGGCCATGGTCAAAGCGCAGGGTGAAAAGGCTGCCGGGAGTATAATGAGTAAATTTGAGACGATAGGCAAGTCTTTTCAAAACACTGGTAAAAGCCTGATAAAGTATATTACCTTGCCCGTTGCCGGTTTAGCAGGGGTTGCTATAAAAATCGGTATGGATTTTGAACAATCTATGTCCACTGTAAAGGCATTATCTGGTGCTACTTCACAGGAGATGGCGGTATTAGAGGGTGCTGCTAGGGATGCGGGTGCTGCTACTTCTAAAAGTGCAAAGGAAGCAGCAGACGCTTTGGGATACATGGCTCTGGCTGGTTGGGATGTAGAAACATCCATAAGTGGTTTAATGCCTGTACTCCGTTTGTCTGAGGCCGGGAATATTGATCTTGCCCGGGCTAGTTCCCTGGTAACGGACAGTATGAGTGCTATGGGAATAGAAGTTAAGGATTTAGATCATTACTTAGATATTGTTGCCCAAACTGCAAGATCATCCAACACTGATATTGACCAGATGGCGGAAGCCTACCTGGGCGTTGGTGGTACTTTACGAGGGTTACGTGTCCCGTTGGATGAAAGTGCTTTGGCATTAGGATTCCTTGCCAACGCCGGGGTTAAAGGTGGGGAAGCCGGCAACGCTTTAAATGCTGTATTGTTGAATCTAACCTCTCCAATGGGCCGGGCGAAAAATGCGTTGAAGGATCTTAATTTTAATGCTTTTGATAGTCAGGGTAAATTTAAAGGCTTGGAAAACGTGTTGTTTGAACTAAAAGATAAAATGGCAGATATGACAGAAGAACAACGACAAACTACCATTGCTATGATCGGCGGTAAGGAACACGTTAAGGATCTGAACGCTCTCCTAAATGGGTTGGATAGTAGTTACGACAGTCTTAAACAAAGCATCTCCGAAGCAGATGGCGCCTTAAATGAGATGGCAGAGACCATGCTTGAAAACGCCAAAGGTGATATTATAATACTAATTTCCGCCCTAGGGGAACTAGCATTGAAAGTGTATGATATGTTGCGTCCTATTATTGTGGAAATAATAGCCAAAATACAGGATTTTGTAGATTGGTTAAATGATTTAAATCCAGCGGCACAACAAGCTGCTTTAGGTGTTGCGTTGGTTGCCGCATCTTTAGGCCCTTTTCTCTATGTATTAGGGATCTTGCTTTCCCAATTACCAAAAGTCACATTAGCAATCGAGGCAATAGGCAAAAGTGTCACAGCGTTAGGCAAAACATTTACCTGGCTTACCACCAACCCCGTTGGGTTAGTAATCACTGCAATTGGGCTCTTGGTTGCTGCAGGTGTCCTTATCTATAAAAATTGGGATACTATCAAGGAAAAAGCAATTGAACTGGGGAAGGTAATATCCCCAGTATGGGATAGGATCAGGAACGGGGTTATTGTGACTGCATCCGCTATAGCTGGTTTACTGCTGCCCAAATTCACTATCCTAGCTGCACAAGCTACCGTCACCGCTGCCAAGACGATAGCGGCATGGGGTTCCTCCGCTGCTAGTGCGACTGCTAGTGCTGCAGTACAGGCGTTGGCATCTTTAAAGGTGATTGGTTCATGGGTAGCTACTGCCGCTAGTGCCACGGTAAACGCTGCAATAATGGCAGCTTCTTGGGTGGTTGCAATGGGGCCGGTAGCTTGGGTAATTGCCGGTATTGCCGCCGTTGCAAGTGCCGTTGCAATCAAAACCGGGGCTATGGCAAAAGCGATCGATTGGTTAAAGGAAAAGTTTGTTGCAGCGTTTAATGCTATAATTAAAATTTTTAATAAATTGACAGAGGCATTAGGTATCACTCAGAGGGTTGCAAAAAGCCAAGCGGATCTTAACAAGGGATTCCGGGAATTAGAAAGTGCTGCTGCTGGCCCCGCCAATATTAATAGGCAATTCCGGGAAATGGAACTGGGCCTAAAACTTGCTGGGGAATCGTTAGATGACACCATCCCTATTGTGGATGATTTTGGGGAATCTTTATCCGGGGTTGGGGACAAGGCAACGGAGGCCGGGGGTAAATCTGCCGAGGCTGCTGAAAAAACTAAAACTGCTTGGGTTGGTACTGCTGATTCTGCAAAGGCCGCACTAGATCTTTTACGTACGCAACATGAAACGGAAATGACTTATGCGGAAATGACCGGGGATAAGGTGGAATCCCTCCGGTTAAAACACCAGCAATTAAATGATGAATTAGTTTTGCAAAGATCCGTTGTGGAGGCTTCTTGGAAGGAAGTTGAAAAAGCTAATAAAGCGGGGATACTTCAAGGGGAAACCAAGCAGGATCTGATCAAGCGTATAGATGAATTAAATCGTAAATTAGCGGATGAGTACAAGGCCCAAGCATCCCTTGAAAAGCAGATACAGGAAACCAGTGAATCAATCAAGACACAGGGCAGGGATGCCAAAGAGTTAGTAAATGAACTCAAAAAGGTTGCTCAGGCTTACCATACAGATTTGGCAAACGCTTTAGAAGATTATAACAAAAATGTACAAAATACAAACGAAAACCTTGCTAGAGATGTTGCGGATCTACAGGCGGAATTAAGTCTCCGTCTTAATGAGATACAAGCCCAGGGGATGTCCCGGGAAAAGCAGGTTACCCAACAATTCCAGCAGGAACTAGATAATCGTGCCAAGGCGTTAATGAATTTTGTTGGGTTATTTGACGAGGTATCCCACAAAGAGGTTTCTGGTGAAAAATTACTGGAAAACCTTGAGGGGCAAGTGGATGCTTTCGATGATTGGCAAGAAAATATACAGAAGCTAGCTGCAAAGGGTATAGATGAAGGATTGCTGGAAGAATTAAGATCCATGGGGCCAAAGGCTGGGGCGGAGATAGCCGCTTTAAATACTCTAACGAGTGAGCAACTTACTCAATACGTAAACCTTTGGAAGAAGAAACAGGCCCAGGCGAAAGATGAAGCCGTGATTCAGCTTGCAAAGCAACGGGAAGAAATGAACCGTCAGCTTAATGATATCCGCAACGATACTGCCCAACAAATGGATCAGCAACGTCGGGAAGTGGCCCGCAAGCTGGAAGAAATGAATGCCAAGGCACAAGAAGAACTGGAAAAGTATAAGCTGGAATGGGAAAAGAAGAACGAAGAAATCCGTAAAAATACGGAAAAGAATATAAAAGATATACACCAAAAATTTAACGACCTAGTTGGAAAATCAACAAACTATGGTGTCAGCTTGATGGAAAACTTTATGAGTGGGATTGATAGTATGATGCCCGCTCTAATTAGTAAATTGGAATCCATAGCAGATACTATAGATAGCTACATGCCCCATAGCCCGGCGAGGAGGGGGCCTTTAAAAAGGATAACTGAGTGGGGGCCTTCCTTGATGGGGGAATTAATAAAGGGGATAGAGATACAAATACCCCAATTACGAGGGATTATAGAAAAGGCTACTGAGGGTATTGCCATGGGATTCTTGTCCCCGCCTGGTATGTTATCTCCTGCTATGGCAGCAAATGGGTTTTTTGGGGGTACCTCTAGTTATGGGGATACTATATTTCAACCTGGTTCTATTGTGATCCATGGTGCTGGAAATGCTGAGGATATATTTTCCGTATTTGAAAGGGAGATGTTTAAGCGGGGGGTGCGTTTCTAAATGTCGTCATTGGGCAGAACTTTATTCATTGCAGGGAAAAATAAATACCCGGATATTATCTGGAAAACTTTAAGTATAGAACGCAACCTAACGTATATTATGGATACCTGCCAATTTCAGGTAAGGTATTATCAACCTTTAGAAGGGGAAGAAGTAATCATCGAGGATGATGTTGCAGGGAGACTTTTTGCTGGCATCGTTACGAAGGTAGAGTTGGCCCGCTCTTTCCCCACCAACCAGGTTGTGGGTGTATGGCAGGTGGGTTGTAATGATTATACAGAACTCATCGATCAGAAACTGGTTGTAGAGGCTTATGAAAACATGTCCGCTAGCGATATTTTTATGGATCTTGCTATAAAATACTGCCCTGATTTTACCACTGAAGGCGTCCGTCCAAATGCTCCTATAGTAGAATCTACCGGGGTTGAATTTGAATACAAACGCCCTAGCGAATGTTTTAAATGGCTTTGTGATTATTGTGGTTGGCACTGGCGTCCCGGTTATTTTAAGGATCTCCATTTCTTCTCTGCAGATGAACTGCCCTCCCCCGCCCCAATGATACTACAACCCGGTGGTGAATTTCGTTTCGGTAGGCATTCTATAGACAGGCATGGGCTTCGTAACCGGGTATATGTCCGTGGTGGGGCGATGCTTTCCGACCCTCAACAAGTTAAATGGAAGGCGGATGGGGAGGGGCGTATATGGGTTCTTCCCTGGCCCCCACATGAAGTAAGTTTGTCGGTAGGTGAAGTCCCCCAAACTGTAGGGGTGGAAAACCTGCATGATGAGGGGCACTTTGATTATATGATGAGTTTTTCGGAAAAATATATTCGTTGCTCCGCTTATACAAGTACCCCGATTGCCGGTATCACCATGGCGTTGACCGCCCGGCAGGATATTCCAGTGCTTACAATGGTAGAAGATTACCAAAGTCAACAAGCCGTTGCGGAGATCCAAAAAGGGGATGGTGTGTATGAGCATATCGTAGAAGATGATAGTCTAATTACCATAGCTGCAGCGGAGGCCGCTGGTATGGCAGATTTACGGGAACATGCCAACCCTAGGGTAAAGGGAGATTTTGAAACTGAGAATGTTACGTCCGAGAATTTCGAGTACTATGACATAACCCCGTCTTGGCAGATAGAACAACTAGAAGATGATTATTTAAGGTATTATTTTTACTCCGGGCAAAGTGTGGGACAAAGTTTTGAAACTGTTTTGGGCATGGATGGAGCAAGTATATTACAGGTTAGTGTTATGAGCGGTGGGGAACTAATCTTTCCAATTCCTACCCGGTGGCATATTTATAATGATAAAGATGGGTTCCCCGGAACTTCAATCAGCCAAAACGGTTATGCGGAAGTGGATGCCGGGGATTGGCCTGCTAACCCTGGGGAATGGTTAACCACGGAGATTGTATTGGATACCCCATTACATAGGGGTAGAACTTATTGGTTGGTGATACAGGCGTATGGTACCGATTATTATATATATTATGTAAAGTACCAAACTGGATGGGATAAGTATTCCAAGGGTTGTATGGCTAGAAAAAGTAATGGTAAATGGGAAAAATACCCCAATGTGGATCTAACCTTTCGAATCAAAGCGTTGCAGTTAAAAGTGTTTGAAACGGATCCTTGGACGCCCGGGCAGATTGTAAGAATTGATTTACCTAGGCAAGGGGTGGTTGGTGAATACCTTGTCCAGCGGGTTAGTATAATGCCCGCATCCCCCAAGCTCTGGACACACCATATTGAATATGGGGGTAGGCTTTTAGGCATAGCTGATTTTCTGCAGGCTCTTGTTTCATCCCAGCAGAAAAAAAGGTACCTAGAACCGGCACAAAACATTCAAAAGTATGTGTATGGGGAAGAAACTTTGTTATTATCTGATCAGTTATTAATCATCCCACGGGAACTGCCTTATATTTGCGGGGATCCCGATGCAATATGTGGGGAGGTGTTGGTAAGTAATGGGTAAACTTAAATTAACCTCCGAATGGTATTTTGAATATGAGGATGCAATCACCGGGCCGTTTTTAAACAGTTTCCCTCCAGGGGGATTGGAATGGATCTCTGGACAGATACGAAATGCTTCATCCCCTTATTTAGTGGTTGGGGATGATACGGATGCCGGTTTTGTAATAGATGAAGTTTTTCGTAAGCCGGTTAGTGTGGTAACGCAAGATGATAACATGGTCAGGTTTCGGACGCAGTTATTGACCAGTGAATGTAACGGGGATCACCAGAAAACCTGTATCTTTGTTGAGGCAGGGGATAGTCCAGAGACTGGTATCATGTTAAATATGCTAAATCAGCTTTGGAGTAAAACGGACAAGATGGTTCTTGCAGTAGAATGCCGGATCACGGTGCAGGGGGCGGTATAAAGATGGCTATAAACGCTTGGAAAGATGGGGAAACAATTATCAATGAAGAAAACATGAACGCTTTTCTATCCCTTCAACCTTTCCAACTTATTTATGACGGTACCCAACGGGTTGCTAAAACCGGGGTGGGGGTAGTGGAGAACGATATAGCAAGTCATTCCTATTGTTCCAGGTTTGTTTTAACTGGCAGTAAGGAGATAAGTAGGGTAGAACTTGAAATCGACCGGGATGGAGCTGGTGCGGATTTGATTGTGCAGATCCGACATGGGATGAGCCCTGCAACCGGGGTAGATGGTACTTTGTTAAAACAAGTAGCTGTACCGAAAGAATTCATCCCAGATCCTAAAGGTTGGTGGAGCATACCTATAGAGTTGTCCGGGTTAACCAGTGGTGGTCAGTATTGGTTAGTGGTTTTGAGGGGTGGGGATGCCACAAATCATAACGATTGGATTGGCGAAAATACAACGGATGCTAGTTACCCATCCTATAGGAGGGTTGGGGGTAGTGGGAATTGGACAACCAACAACGCTTTGCATTTTAAAATATTTAGTGGTGCAAGCGGTGAATTGATACACGGTATTTATGGGGATGGGCATACAACTATTGAGTATGATGGGGAACTGATCAGCAAAATTTATCGTTACTTGCCCCCAGCGGATACCCATGAAGGCGGTGTAAGGGATATTATGACGTTTAACTGGGTTGGGGAATACCTAAAAGGGGGTGACGTATAGATGTCGTTTGGGATGATGGAAGCGTTATTAAGTTTTTTTCGCCGGCAGGTGGGGTTGAGGACAGATGTTGCCGATTTAACAGGCAGTTTACATGCAAAAGCAACGGCTAATGCGAACCTCATAACTGGTGGGGTGGGCACCATAGAAAGCGCCCTAGACAGTGGGGTATTAGGGAAATCAGTAATCCCAAGTGACACTATTAGGATTAGTTCCGATTCTGAGGCGAGTGGGTATACATCCACCCAAGAGCTTGTAAAGGCTATTCAGATTTTTGTGTCCGGGATTGTAAGGGTTTCTTTCGATATGAAAGTGGTCACATCGTATGGCATTTGTAAGGGTCAAGTATCCGTATTGGCACCTTATTGGAATAGTAACGGAATTTTTCAGGTTTCCTCTGGTATTCTAAGAACTGTTTCTAGTTCCCAGTATACTACTTTTACAGAGGATTTATATTGCACATCCGGATCCAAAATTATATTGTATGCTGGTGCAGGGATGGAATATATGTATTATGTTAGAAATTTCCGTGTTGGTTTTGATTTTTCTCCGACGCCAGTTTTTGGGCAAGTTGTACAGCATGATGCTTCCTAAAATAAAAATGAAAGGAGGGTTGTATATTGTTGCATAAACAATTTGCATTAGGTTGTCTACCTTCACCGCAGGATTACAGGGATTATAAAGTTAGTAGTTTTTTCCCTGTTAAAAATAATCTTCCCCCGTCGTACATGCCCAAAGAATTAATCAAGGCAGAGAACCAACTAGGGGTAGGTGCTTGTGTCGCTTTTGGTATGGAATTACAGGTCGCCTATCATGAATTAAAGGAACGTGGCAGGATAGAACGCTATGATCAAAATTATATTTATAAAAACAGGTTACCGGAACATTATCAGGGTGAAGGTATGCACCCACGGGAAGCGTATTCTATGCTTACCCGTTATGGGGTTCCCCCAAAGGGGAAAGGTTTCCCACATAAATACCCACAACCATATTCTGTACTTAAGGATCAACCAATTACGCCAGATATGAATTCTTATGCTGTATTCCAGCGTATTGAATCTTATTTCTCCTTGCAGTTTGAGGAAGAAATAAAAACTGCCCTACAACATGGGCCGGTAGGAATAACTATCCCTGTCTATGACAGTTTTTATAACTGTCCTAAAGATGGTATGTTGAAGATCCCTGATGTTTCAAAGGAAACGCTTAGCGGTTACCATTTCATACTTATTGTAGGATGGTCTCCGGGTCGTTGGATCATACAAAATAGCTGGGGTGCTTTGTGGGGGGATAGGCAAATGGTAGATTACTGTATGGCCTATATGCCTTTCAACTACCCAATCGTTGAAAAATGGGGGGTAGTAGATGAAGAACTCCCTCCAATAAGAAATAAGAAAAAGATCGTTATGTGGATTGATAACCCAATTGCCGAAGTAGATGGTAAAAAGGTTCAAATAGACCCCGAAGATCCAAACGTAACGCCTAAAATAGAAAATAACCGCACACTCATCCCAATCAGGTTTGTAGCAGAAAATTTAGATGTTGTGGTTGAATGGGAAGGAAAGGATCGCAAAGTCACATTGATGTAAGGGTGGTTTTAAGTAAGGTGGGAAGGGGTGGTATTTATTTGAGTGAGAAGGAAAAGTTTTATTCCAACCGGGAAATATATGAGATGCTTATGGCAGAAAAGGGAGAACGTCTAAAATTAAGCGAAGAACTTAAACTTACTAGACAATATATCCAGCAGTACAATAGTTTGCGCAAGGAAATACAAAGTCACTCCCTTCAGATTAAGGATCTTCAGGAAGCTAGAATCAGCTTGGAGCAGACGGCAAAAGGCCGTCACTCTGCAGGGCAGGCAATTCTAAACTGGGGTGGCCTGGCTTTCGGTTTAATAGCTACAGGGGTATTATTAATCCAATTTTTTAAAGGTTCATGAGGGGGGATACAGATGGAAATAATTCAAAATATCATCCCAATTAATAAGGATAACCGTCCTAGGCATCCTATGAAACCGGAATATATTACGATCCATGATACCGCAAATCCTAACGCAACTGCCGTGGCGCATGGGAATTACCTTGCTAAAAACTCGATAGCTGAAAAAGCACCGGTATCTTGGCATTTTACAGTAGATGATACAAACATTGTCCAGCATCTGCCGTTAAATGAATCTGGTTATCATGCCGGGGATGGTAACGGCCCGGGTAATCGTAAAAGTATAGGTGTTGAGATATGCGAATTTTCGGATGCAGGTAAACGACAAAAAGCAGAAGAAAAAGCTGCCCAATTCACTGCATACCTTACTGCATACCTTATGGATGAATTGCTTATTCCAATTACTAATATTGTTCAGCATAATCATTGGACAGGTAAAAACTGCCCACGTGTTTTACGGGGCCGGGCCAACGGTTGGGGAAACTTTATTAAGGCGGTGAAAGCGAATATGGAAAAGGAGAAAACAAAAGATGCCCCACAATGGAAGAAAGATGGTCTAAAATTCCTCCGGGATAATGGGATGATCTTATCTGATGATTGGAAACCAGAGGACAATGTGGATATGGGTACATTAGGTACAATCTTATCTAATTTGAGGATTACCGGGAAGGGGTTAAAATAGTGATAGCAGTAGGAATAATGTTGGCGGTTATGGTAGAGGCTATAATTGAGTATATCAAGGATTCATTCATTGGTAATTTTCAGGTAGAGAAGATGATTGCTATTGTGGTTAGTTTTGTTTTTGCTTTTGGGGCCGGCTTAGACATCTTCGAGATAGCCGGGATTGAGTTTCATCTGCCCTATGTAGGTGAGGTTGTCATGGCCCTGTTTATGAGTAGAGGGGCCAACTGGTTGCATGATCTTTTTGACAAGTTACTTCAAAAATAAAATGGTTATTTATATGGCGTAAGTAGGGTTACGCCTATTTTTTTTCCTTTCTGGGGGCATTTCCCGGCATTTTTAGCCCTGCAAATGGGCAGGGTATGTCCCGGGTATAGTTTGGTGTTTCAACCCTCTAATTTTGGCTTACAGGGGTGATAAAAACTTCCTTAAAATAAAAAAACCCCGCTGATTAGGCGGGGCTTTGTTTTACCCATCTATGGAGACTGATTCCATTAATTTGACTGCTATTTGCTGGGCTAGTTCCAGGTTTTCATTAGCTTTAATTGCCTGGAATTCCAGCATTTCCTCATATTCCTGGACGGATTCCTTCATCTTCTTGATCCGATCAGCAAACCCTTTCGCTTTCCGGACGCCGATCTGCTTGGAGGAATCCCCGATGATCTCTTTCATCTCCTCAATTAAAGTATTAGAACCACCGATAACTTGTTCCTCCAGTGATTCCCCCACCATCTCCCGGTGTTCCGTGGCATCTATGACCGGGACGCTCCACATCTTCACGTTTCCTTCATACCGATTCAACCGCTTGGCCAGTTCTTTGGCCGCAGTAACGGTATTTATGTTCTTTTGGGGGATGAAGTTTACTCCCCCATTGGGACGGACGGAAACGGGGTTACATTCCTTAAGGATGGATTTGAACATGTACCGGATATGTTTCCCGTCGTAATGCTTCATTGCTTCCGCATGAAGTTCCGGTACTTTCCCTATCATCTCCATTTCTATTGACGTCAAATCATGTACTAATGGGATGATAGAAAGGGTTTCCCCTTCCATCTCAAATTGAATCACTGGTTTATATTCCAGGCGGACGTTTTTACCATCCACCACCTCACGAACCAGTTGGCGAACGGTCTTATCTCCACCACTGATCGGCCTAACCAGCAGATTTACATACTGGTTTTCGCCGTATGGTTCTTTTTTGGTCTCCAGTAATTTTGTTACCCGGCGGAAAGCATCTTTAGGGTGGATCTCCCTGGGCATAAACGCTTCTAACCCACTTTCTGTCAACGCTTCTTTCAGATCCCCCGTAGGTATTTTCAGTATGCTACTAACCGTTGACCACAACAAGCATCCCAAGTATTCTACTTCTACTGCACTACCCCCATTGATCGCCCTCAGATTTTCTACTTTTACTGTCATCTTTTATTTCCTCCTATTTTTTTATTTTACGCATTTGTTCTGGTCATTCATAGGGGAAAAATCCCCCAGCTGCTTTACATATCCGATGGGGTAAACCCTGTTACAGCTTTCACAAACAAGGGATATTTCCCACCCGAACCCGGATCCTTCCCCGGCCTGGGTTTCCCAATCCATGCCGGTGAACCCGGTTTTAAGTGTCAATTCCCCGCCACAATTGCATTTAAGCATTTAGTAAACCTCCTTGAACAGTTCTTGGATGGCATCATCTTCCTGCAGATCCGTAACCGCCCAAACTTTGTCATTCCAGGTTTTTAATTCGTCCAAACCACCACCGCCGATAAAAATAACATAGCTGTTGGTGGTGGTATCTTTTTTCCAGTTCTCAAATTCTTCTTTGAATTGTTCTGTAGTCCGGCATAAACCATCCGTGATCATTACTATGTCCGCTTTTCTGTATTCTTGTTGTTTGTCTATGACGTCCTTCCCCCTTGTTATTGGGGGAACATAATCAGTTCCTCCACTGGCACCGATCGTGGCAATTTCCATTAATTTTTTAATATCTTTTTCTTTGGGTGAAAAAGATACTTCCTTTTTCACGTCGTCATTAAAAAAGATAACATGGAAATGCCTCTTTTGCCGGCTGGCGGTATCTGCTAGGGCCAAAGCGCAAGCAATAGCCCAACTGAGGGGGGTTCCAATCATAGATCCGGAGATGTCCACCAAAGCAACGATCGGCCCTTTTGCCAATCTTTCTTTATGCTCCAACTCATATTGGAGCAGTTGCTTTTCGGTAAACTTCCGGTAAAAGTCTAATTTAAGTAAGGGATGCCTTAACATGGATAATTCCACCGGTAAGGCATGGGCAAGTTCTCCCCCTACCGTGATAGAATGGATTTCATCCCTTTCTTTCTTCACTTTTTCTTTCTGGCTTGCCCTAGCCAGGTTCCTCATTCTGCCAACCAGATCAGCGATCTCCCGCAGATTGCTCCGGTTGGTTATGGTGTCCACAAGTTTCATCCTATCTTCAATTGGAACCTGTTTAAGATCCCCTGGTTCCAATCCCCAGCCGGCAAGTGTCCGCTGTAATTCTTCCGCTTTCTTTTGTCCGGCTTGTACTGATTGCCTTACTGCCCGTCTAACATCTCGGGCAGCTTTTTGCAGCATTTTATTTGCTTCTTCCGTTTCCCCTTCTTCGGCCTGCTGCATGGCCTGCCGCAAATCCTCCCGGTTTTTTACCTCGTCAACTAG